GCAGTCTATCTATAATCTGAACAAGGCTGCCATTGAAGCCGCAGCGAAGAAATACGGTAGATCAAGCAGCAGCAACGGTTGGTGGATCTACCCAGGCACCGTGCTCAAGCTGCCGGGGTAAGGAGGGGAGAACATGGGTAAATATGTTTGGCCGTGTCCATCCTACTCGCGCATTTCGAGCGGCTACGGTAACCGCACCTGTCCGTTCCACGGCAAGGAATTCCACGACGGCGTTGACCTGGCAGCGGCAAGCGGCGCGCCAATCCTCGCGTTCGGCCCCGGCACGGTCACGAAATCCGGTTGGTACGGCGGGTACGGCAACTACATCAGCATCGACCACGGCGGCGGCCTGATGTCCTTCTACGGTCATGCTTCGGCGCTCTACGTCAAGCAGGGCGCAAAAGTCACCGCCGGTCAGAAAATCGCGGCCGTTGGTACAACTGGCAACTCGACCGGCTGTCACCTGCATTTTGGTATGCACTTGAACGGTTCGTCGGTCAATCCGCTGAACTATGTATCGTCGAAGGACACAGTATCTAACTATTCCGGCGCGAAGTCGGGCGGTACGGCAACAAATACGGTTAAGGCGCTCTTTACCGCCTATTATCCTGCGAATAACGCCATGGAGGGCGGTTTCCTTGATGCGCTCGGCAACAGATTAGACCCAAGCAAGCACACCTGCGCTGCACCGCCAAGCGTACCGTTTGGTACCAAGGTTACAGTGCAGGGTACAGGTACAGCGCTTGATGGAGTGACCTATACCGTCAATGATCGCGGCGGCATGATTCAGATTGAGAATGGCGTGTACCATTTCGATCTTTTGATGAGCAGCAATGCCGAGTGCAACCGCTGGGGCAAGAAGTACGGCAAAGCCGTCATCGGCGGCTCGGGCGGCTCGTCCGGCTCGACCTCTTCGGGCACGAGCACCGAGAAAGAGAAGAAGAAGGACATCACGACCGTTGTTGTTAAGTCCGTCACCGGCGCAGCGGGCACACGCAAGGAGATCCTGCGTGATGTACCGTCCTGCCAGATGCCGGGTGCGGAGCTGATCATCCAGAACAAAAACGGTCAGCTTCAGCAGCCGATGATCGAGGGCGACATCGTGTGGGAAACCACCCGCAGCGGCGCGGCGTCCTCGCTGACGTTTACGGTGGTCAAGGATGATACGCTCAACTTCCACGAGGGCAATCCGGTGTCGTTCCGGTTCAATGGCGCGAATGTGTTCTACGGCTACGTCTTTAAGAAGTCGCGCTCAGACAATCGGCTGATTAAGGTCACGGCTTACGACCAGCTGCGCTACTTCAAGAACAAGGACACGATTTCGTACACGAACAAGACCTACGCCGATGTGCTGAAAATGCTGGCTGCGGACTACGGCCTCAAGGTTGGTACCGTGACCGATACCAAGTACAAAATCCCGCAGAGGATTGAGGAGGGGACGCTCTTTGATATGCTCGGCAATGCCAGTGACCTGACCATCATCAACACCGGTAAGGTGTACGTCTTGTATGACGATTTCGGCAAGTTGTGCCTCAAACCCTACGAGAGCCTGCTCCTGCCGATCTACATCGACGAGGACACCGCCCAGGAGTACAGCTACACCTCGTCCATTGACACGGACGTGTACAACCGCATCAAGCTGGCGTGGGACAATGATGAAACCGGCGTCAGAGAGGTTCATGTGATGAACAATACCGCCAGCCAGAGCAAATGGGGCACGCTCCAGTATTACGAAAAGCTGGACAACGCCCTCAACACCGCTGATTTGCAGACCAAGGCGCTGATGAAATACTACAACGTCATCCACCGCGAACTGACCATGCAGAAGGTGTTCGGGGATGTTCGGGCGCGTGCCGGTACTTCGGTTTGTGTCGGCATGGGCCTGGGTGACATCAACATCAAGAACTATATGTGTGTGGAGAAGGCTAAGCACACGTTCAGCAATGGCCTGTACACGATGGATTTGTACCTGAGCGGAATTCGAGGTGAGTTTAGTGCCTAATCTGATGGAATCTATGCGGCAGATTGCCGCGAACGAGCGTCAAGCCGCTTTGCCGACGACAATCTGCTTCGGCAAGGTGATTGCACTCTCGCCGTTCCGTGTGCAGATCGACCAGAAACTTGTGCTCACCAAGGAGTTTTTCATCGTGAAAAGTGGCGTGAGCGCATCCTCGTTCAAGGTGGGCGATGTGCTCATCCTGTTCCGCAATGAGGGCGGGCAAAAGTACCTGATATTCGACAAGAAAGGGGCGCTGTAATGCTGCCGACAGAGTATAATGACGATCTCGTGCAGGATTTCGAGATTGAAACACAGCCTGCGCGCACCTATGCGCTGCGGTTTGACGGTTACCCGTGTTCCGGCGGCAAGCTGGACGGACTGGAAGCCATGAAGCAGGCCATCTTCCTGATTCTCCAGACCGAACGGTTTCAGTACGCGATTTACAGCTGGAATTACGGTATCGAGCTGAACGCCCTGCTCGGTCAGACCATGACGCCGTATCTGCAGGCCAAGGTTGCCAAGGCGATTGAAGATGCACTCATGGCAGACGATCGTGTGCTCTCGGTTGAGCAGTTTTCATTCACCAAGGGCAAGCGTAGCTTGCTTGTGAAATTTACCGTAACCACGACCGAGGGCGATGTCGAGAGCGAATTTGAGTTTGGAGGTGAAGCGGCATGATCGGACGATACTCGGACGAAATGACGTTTGAGTACATTATGAACCGTATGCTGGAATCCGTGCCGGATACGGTGGACAAGCGAGAGGGCAGCATTATCTACGATGCGCTTGCACCGGCAGCCGCAGAGCTTGTCAAGTGCTATATGGAACTGGACGTCGTGATGGACGAGACATTTGTTGATACGGCATCGCTCCAGTACCTTATGCTGCGCTGCAAAGAGCGCGGCGTAGCTATTCAAGGCGAAACGGCTGCTGTTATCGAGGGCGTGTTCACGCCGTCCAGTGTGGAGCTGACCTCGGGCTTGCGGTTCAACTGCGATGAAGTCAACTATGTAGTTACCGAGAAAATCTCGGCAGGTCACTACAAGCTCGAGGCCGAAACGCTCGGCACGGTCGGCAACAAGTATACCGGCCCGCTGCTGCCAATCCAGACGGTGAACGGTCTGGAAACCGCCCAGATTGCGGCGGTGCTCATTCCTGCTGAAGACGGTGATACAACTGACACTCTGCGTGAGAAGTATTACGCCAGTATCGACGGTGAAGCGTTCGGCGGCAACGTGGCCGACTACCGCGAGAAGGTCAACGCGATTACAGGTGTTGGCGGTGTCAAGGTTTATCCGGTCTGGAACGGCGGCGGTACGGTCAAACTGACTGTTATCGCATCCGACTTCACTGCACCGAGTACCGAACTGATTTCCAAGGTGCAGACTGCCATTGACCCTGAGCAGAACCACGGTGAAGGTCTGGGTCTGGCTCCGATCGGGCACACCGTAACTGTCACCGGCGCAAAGTACGCTGACCTCACTATTACAGCCAACGTCACTTTTGCCGCCGGAT